GTACCGTGAGCCCCAGTCTTCGTAACCAGATTACATCGTACATTGCATTATGAAATATTTTATCTGCACTTGTTTTTAGAACATCTTGAAACCAACCTAAAACCTTTTTACGTTCTAAGTTAGGACCATTCTCGTGTGCTATTGGATAGTATCCAGACCAGTTTGATACAGCGACAGCTATACCTACAACATCACCGATACCTCTTGTGGCCGCTGTGCCTTTTGTTTTTAGATCAGGATCTTTTGTTTCTAAGTCAATCGCAATTTCATCGTACTTCGATAAATCAGGAAACTCATCCGGATACACCCATTCCGTCTGCGGTTTAAATATTGGTATCTGCATTTTCTTTTCTCCATTTTTTAAAACCATCTGTCCATGATTCTTTTTTAGGTTCAACGTCTTGATAGTCCCTCTCTATTGCCATTTCAATATAATGTATCGCTTTTAATAGATCTTCTTTCTGTCCCTTTGCTTTGTGTCTGCACAGATACTTTATAGCATTACCTTCTGCAAACGGCAAGTTGTTCTTATTGATAAACTCACTTGCTTGGATCTTCATCGATCGGTAGTGATCACCACCTATTTGTTTTTTATAACTGTTCATACTCTACGTTTAGAAGAGGAAAGATTTTTGCTTTAGGTGGTTGATATATAATTAAAGTCTTCTTGGCTCTTGTAGCTCCTACGTAACAGGTTCTAACCTCTTCGTCCTCCTGTTCTTCTGTACCGTTACGAAATGAACTAAGACTTCCACCCCAGTCCCAAGATAATACTACAACATCTCTTTCCATTCCTTTGACTCCATGAATAGTTGCTACTAAGATGTTAGACTTTAAATTTCTATCTTTGTCCCAACAAGACTTTACATATTCTGTGTAATCTAAATCATCATCGAACAAAGCATTTGGTTTGTCTCTAGATTTTTTTCTTGTTGTTTCAAAAGTTAAACAGTCATGCCAAGATTTGTCCATGTCTGCTAATAAAAAATATTTTTCTTTTAATTCTTTGTAATCGAAAGTTCTATCTTTATCTGTAAACTCTTTGGGACAGGTGTCTTTATTACTAAGATAAGTCTTCTTACCTTTTTTGATTAAACCATCTTTTAATCTATCGTATAGTTTTACGACATACTTACCTGAAATAGATCCACCTGTTTTTAATGTATGCCAGTTTTTTATGGCTTGTGTGTCATCCGCATTAATACTACTTTGAAAACCTTGTGCTTTGCCACCTCTAATTTTTTGTTCCCACGGTATACCCTCTTCTTTTAAAAACTCAACGTAAGGTTTACATGCTGTATTTGTCCTACCACAAAACATAATGCTAGTAGATTCTTTTACTCTTCTATTTAATTCATCTAAATTAGATGTAGTGTAGATCTTACCTAAATCTTTTTTAACCACTTTGTATTTGTTACCCATTCTGTTTTTGATTTCTGGTAAAATTTCTTTAGTTACAAAATAATGTATATTGTGTGGTAACCTGTGTGTTTTATCTAAAAAAGTTATATCTTCTTTATTACAGGGCCATTCTTGAAATGTAGCTACTTTTGCACCTTTCCATCCATATATGGCTTGATCATCATCACCTACTAAATGTAATTCTTCTGTGTTGTTTGCTAATTTTTTAATTACAGCCCATTCAAGATCGGTTAGGTCTTGAACCTCATCAACCATAACCATTTTATAATCTCCAAACTTAATATTGTCTGGAAGAGCTTTGTGTAGCATGTCTTCAAAATCTACGAGAAAGTTTTGTTTTTTGTACGCTGTAAAATTTTTATATGCCCATTCTATGTCAGCTTTTTTTAATTTAGAAAATTCATAATTTTCTGATTCATTATAATAGTTTAGTATGTCCTTTATTTCGTGACACATGCTGTGTCTAGCTAAACCAATTAGTTTAAAAATAACTCCTAATTTTTTATCTTCTATATCATTCCAACCAACACAGTCCTCTGCGTCAACAGAAAGTTCACCATCAATAAACTGCCAATTAGATTCATCTATCTTTAATTTGTTTTTAAAATCTCTTTTGAATTCTGATGTAAAAACATTTTTTATTGGAAGTCTGTCAAGACAATACTTATGTATTGTTTGAATACTTTCAGCCTGTGATTCTGTAAATTTTAATTCTTCAATAGCTCTTTCCCGTAAATTTTCTACTGTTGCTTTGGCAAAACCTATCATTAAAACTTGACTTGGGTTTAATCCTTCTCTAAACTTTCGCCCCAATCTGTTTAATATTTCAGTTGTCTTACCACAACCAGGTCCACCTAAAACTTTAAATGTTCTCATCAATACTCCGGTGTTGGAAAGTTAACATCATTTTGCTCCACCTCTTCCTCTACGTTAAACTGTGCTGGATCTATTATATAAACCCATTTTTTAGTATTGCCTTCTATGTGCATTTTTTGTCTTGATATGCCTACTATTTCTTTTAGCATCATGTGTGTTTCATTCTCTGTCTTTTTCCACTCTTGGTTTTTAATAAAATCATAAAACCCTGAAAACATAAAGTAAGTTAGTTTTTTATTTTCATCGTAATAAGGTTGTCCTCGTAAAATTCTTTTTATATCTTTTGTTCTTCTCATCTTAAATCCAAATGAATCCAATAAACTTTTTAGTTTGTATGTAGGGCTACTCTCTTCTGGTGCATCTATCGGTGTAGCTTTAACTTGCAGTGTTCTTATCTGTAGATCCCAGTTCTTAACTTTAGGTGGTGTCTTACTCGTTTGCTCTGTAGCTTGTTCTCTTGCTAGATCTTGTCTTACTAATTCTTTTGATGTTAGTTTTACAACCTCACCGTTGAAACCTAGATACCATATCTTTGGAAAAGATTTTACAAAGGACAATGGTCCGAGTGCAATGTCTGCATTACCGCCTGCACCTCCAACACCAAACTTTCTAAGCATGCATTGTTCTCTGTTGCAATGTGGCTTTAACCAATCTTGATTACATCTATATGGGTAATCTTTCTTGTCTCTTGATTCTATAACTTTGTTTACTTCGTTGTATCCTAAATTAGGATTAAAAAATTTTTTGTTGTACTCACCTGTCTTATCTTTCCATTTATCTCCATGTGCTAGTTTTATATATCTAGTCATGTCTAACATAACTTCGTTTCTTTGACTTTGTGATACACCAAACTTAGACAGAGTTTGTAAACAAGGTGGTCCATCTTTAAACCACTCTCCACTATCTCCTTCGTCTATGTTTGATTTTAATTTTTTAAGTTGTGATAATGTTACTTTGCTTTTTTCGTATATTGTAAAAAATTCTTGTATTGTTGCAGGTTCTCCGTTTTGCTTTATTAAAAATCTTTCTGTGCTTTCTGCTTTGTAATACGGTAAGTTAATCCAACTACCTGCTGAACCTTTATCTAAGTCTATGTATTTTTGTACAGGAAATATTTTATCTGGTTTGCAACTACCAAAAACATTTTTAATACTATGTAGTTTCTCTCTCAACAGTAAAGCTTTTACAGGTTTGTCAAGAAAAATATATACATGTATGCCACCACTTTTTGACTTGAAAGGTAATAGAGGAACGTTTATACTTTCGAGTTTTTTAAACAATTCTTTATAGTCCGGCTTATACTCATCTAAATCTATAGCACCCCACGTACATTCACTATCTTTGTTTATTGGGCATATACCTAAACTGTCTGCTACTGTTGTTTTTTTATTTTGCTGTTTGACTTCAAAAGACTCTCCAGTGTAATGTGCTTTCCACATTTCAAGAGTATGAGGATAGTTTGACGTAAAAGATCTACCTGATTTTTTTTCTCCGTTATCCTCTTCTTCTTTGTCTATAATGTGGTAGCCGAATCTTTCTTCCAATCCATTAAATATATTTCTAAATTTCTCAACACTCATAATAATTTTTTTTTTCAGTGGTAAGGGCGGATCCACTCTCGCTTAGCCGCCCCATACCTATTCATCCTGATCGAATGAATTCTTTAATATGGTGAATTGGATTTGGTTTCCTGCTCGCCGTGTTTTACATTAACATCGCCTTTGGAAACATTCGCTCCAAAGTCTTTTGCTATTTTGTAAATACCTGCATCCTCAATAGGACCAACTCTAGACACATCCCAACCAAACCAAGTACCTTTGTCGTTAGACTGTTGTACCGTTTTTAGTTTATAAATATGGCTATATGTTGGCGGTGTAAACATACCGTTCTTACCTTGCATTTTAAGACCCATCATCATTGAGTTCCACTTTCTACTAACTTTAAGTTGAGTAGCTTTCATAGAAATCAAAGCTGTTGTAGGGGCTTTGCCAAGTACAACTACGAAATGACTAGCTGTATTCTCAAGGTAGTTACCATTCGATAATCTATCCTTGTTAAACTTGTCTCTTGTAGTTTTTGGTAAGTCATCACCAGCTTCGTATATTTTTACTGGAGCTCCTTGACTCTCACCTCTGTCTTGCCATTCTATGTGCTGTCTTTTGTAATGCACAGGAACGACATCTATCCCCTTCATGCCATCATAAATCTCGTTCGTCACGGTATTTATAATCATGCCAGGTTCTGCCCCCTCGACATATTTTGCATCCCTCTTGTTACACTCGGGTGATAGTTGGCCAAGTACTTTTAGGAACGGTAACGCAAGATCTTCTTGCGTCATGTTCAAACCCTGACCTGCATCAGCTTCAAAATTTACAGTTGCTAATGCTCCACTGTTTGCTTTTGTTACATTGTTCATGTTTATTGTTTCCTTTTTATTGTTGTTTTATTTCCAACAAATATGTTGAAAAGTTCCGTT